CCGCCGTTAGATTTGTTGCTGATATTTCAAGCGTTATTGGCTCGTTGAAGTTTGATACGATTGGTATTGCTTGAAACTGTCTTATCTTGTCTTGGCCAATCGTGAATGATTCTTCCCACGCTATCTGCTCGCCTTTCGTGATTGAAAGTTTTTCGTTGCCACCAGTTCCTGCCGTTCCTGTCAATGAAATTGAGCCTATATAATGTCTTTTATTTGACACGGCCTGTATGGCAAGTGTCAGTTTATTGCTTATTACCTCTCCCGGGCCTAATGTTTTGAACGATTTATCCATATCGTTTAAAACTTCCGTGGGCGTAAAATACATTTTACCACCTTCTAACTACTTGAAATTATATTCGCGCTTCGTAAAGCTGCTAATATAGCATCAACTTTAGTGCTTATGGCTTGAACTTCTGCCTGTGTAGGTGTTGCGGATATTGTTTGCTCTAAATCAGTAATAGCTTCTTGTATCGGGTTAGCTGTTAATGTCCCACCGGTTTTATCTATAAAAATCGAATTTTTGGCTCTGTTTTTACCTGCCATTTATACCACTCCTTAAATTGAATTAAAGAGGCGGGTTTCCCCGCCATGACTTTAAGCTACTTTGCTACCGAAGATAAAGGAAGCGTCATCCCATCCGAAGCTAAATCTGGATACGGTTTTGTATTTAGCAACCTCTGTATCGAAGTTTTCCCTGTCCTGCTCGAGTTTAGCAATTCTTCTGTCAAACCATGTGAGGAACTCTTTCATCCTGGATCTGTCTGTCATAAACCAAGCTGTTGAATTGGTTAAAAACGGGAATTCTATTACATCGACGCTGCCTTTCCAGATGTTTACGTTGTTTTCTATGCTGTCCGGCTCTTTGTCGCTGTCTGCTATTACAAGGGCTGCCTTTCTTAACGCAGGTGGAACGATGAGCGTATCAGGATTTATGGCAAGTAAATTACCTTTATCGTCTGTCCATGCCATCATAAGGTTTCTGACCTTTTCTACATTGTCGGCGTTTAATGCCCAATCAGCCCCAGACCCTACATTAGACCAAGTCTTACCACTATCCGGGCCGGTTGGATGGTCGGCTGCGCACAATGCCTTCCCGTCAGGGCCTTTGTGACTTGAGCTAAAGGCGTTATTGAAAGTTGAAGCAGCGTAGTATTGTCTGGTGTAGTATACGGAATTGCTAAGTTTGCGGGTTTTCTTTTTAATTTCAGCATACTGGTCATCTTCCACTAACTCTCTTTCAATCTCCAAGCCGAGGGAATACTTCTTATGGGTATAAGTCTGCTTAAATCCCTTATCAATATCTTCGTATGCTACCTGTCTACCGGACTTGTTCCACTCCTGCATCAATCCAAGTGAACCGGTTCCAAGTGTGAATTCTTGTGCTTTGGTGGATTTTTCTACGTTATACAATGCAGGGACATAGTCCTTAAGCTGTTTTTGGTGTTTATCGTATATTTTTCTGAGACCGGGCAGTAACAGTTCCGCCCAATTATCCGAAATCATCATGTCATATTCATCTCCTTTTTAAGTAAATAAAAAACGGCTGTTTTAGCCGTTTTAAGTTGTGGGTATTTCTTGTACGGTTAAAGTGTGGCTTGAAATAATCACGTCTACAGTTTTATTGACACTGTCTACTGCTATTACAGTTAACGGTCCAGTTGTAGATGAGCCATTTACTGTTGCAGAGGAAGTTGATGTTACGTTTTTCCTGCTAAATAGTGCAGGTGCTGTGTCTCCACTATATGGAACCCTGTAAACGTTAAAAGGATTATCATATACTGCTCCGTGTGTTTTTGCATCGGCAGCTATGGATTCTGCCATTACCCCAAAAGCTTCATCGTCTGAATTGGTTGAATTAGTTATAGCTCCTGATGATACTTTTACAAGATTACCCTTTGTAAAGGTCGTGCTTGATGCTAATGGGTATATGCTGGGATTAGCAGGAAAACCTGCTAGGTTTCTGACAAAAGTAAACACTTTACTTCACCTCTTTATTTTTTATTTAACTTTGTTTTTTCTTCGGCGTATTCCTTGTACGACAAACCAAG